CCCAACCTGCAGGATATGTTGGTTCAACTGCTTTATTGTGATAAATCTTTTGAATATAACCAATCTTAGCATTTGTTAAATCATCCGTTAAATCTGATGTTGAAGGAGTGCCAAATGTATTCCAAATTACAGGAACTTCAAAGCTTATAACAGAACCCGTAGAAGCTACAGTTTTACGTGGAAAAACAGTATCAAAATACGCTAATAAATATACTTTAAAATTTGCCCAAGAAAACTTTTTCACCGTTGTACTTGCTGGGTCAGTAACCTGAACCATCATTGTATCTAATGGAGCGGGAGAAACAGTAAGAGCGTCTATAAATGTTTGCTCTGTAGTTGCCGTGATAATTGTTTGATAACCGCTTAAATCCTGATCACCCGTATTTGTTCCGCTTGTATTACCTAAAACAGTACTTTCAGCAGAAGTAATCAAACGACTTCCAGTTACTTTATCTACTTTGTTCGCTAATCCATCGATCAATTCTTGATCTGTTGCGTAACCTTCTATATTTATATTTACATTTACTTCACTCATGGTTCTAATGTTGGTATATCTTGACTAATTTGTAAAACTCCGTTATAAAAAATATTTATTGTTGTGTCAGGTAAAGTGTAAGTTTCACCACTCGAAGCTGTGTAAGAAAATGAACCATCTGAATTAATAATTAAAACATCAGCACACACTTGCATATCTCCACTTTCTTCAAAATCATATCCGATCATTGGAAGATCGCAAATACTTTGATTATCGTATAAGGTAAAAGATATTTGTAAAACCCATCCTGCACTTTCATCTGCTCCTTTTTCAAGAAATTTATTAGCTGTTGAACCTGTTATTTTACCTAAATTTTGCCATCTAGGAGATTTACTAATAACCTCGTACACATCTCGCACAACTTGCAAAGTATCGCTTTCCGTATCATTTAAATTTCCTTGTCTACCCGTTTTAAAAAACTTATCAGCAATAATAATATTTATAGTAATCGGTACTGTAATTTTATTGAATCCGTTCCCAGTTACATAGCAACACATTAACGGATAAGTAACGGGACTATCTTGATTAATAGCATTCAAAAAGTCACCCCAGTAATAAGTATTTACCTGTAGGTGAGCATCTGCAATTGCTTGAAGTTCTCTATTGAGTTGGTTTAAAGTACTTTTCATCTGAAGTATATATTACTTCTAGGTTTACCCAAGTCGGGTTTGATTCCTTCACCTCCACCCGTTAAACAATCGTAAAAACTGTCAGGATTACTAAAGTATTCGTAATATTCAGGATATAAACTAGAATTGTATTTTAAATATTGAATTAACTTTTGTCTGTAGTGTTCAAATTTACCTCTAAAATTATCTTGTAATCTGCTTACTTCACTTTCACTTATACCTCGTATAAATTCATCGTTTGTTATTCCAGTTGTTTTATTTCTTATCTGATAAGTAGTATGTACAACCGTTTCTATATTGCAACCCATAGCCATTACAGGAGTAATATAAGTATCCATTAATATAATCTCGTCAGCATTTAAATCGTCTGCGTCTATACCTTCTAATAAACGAGTATACAATGAAGTGCCAATTATAGGCTCTATCATTGTGTCTTGAACGATTCTAATTGTAGGTGTTAAAATACTATCCTCAACATTTCCATGAATCAACGAAATTTGTTTAAGATCGTATGCGTTTATTAAAAGTGCTGTACTCATATTATTTAAAGATTACGTTTTGTTTCCAAAAATGACGGCATGAAGGAGTGTTTACATCTGTATTAGGGTTATGATACCAGCCACCACGATAACTCCATACGTCACGATTAACGGCTTCACCAATCATATTAATTTCATCCCTTGTATAAACTTTATCTAATCTAATTAAAGTTTCACAAAACGCTCTCGATTTTCCACCTTTTACAAGGTCGGGAGCATTAGGTTTTTTTTCGTATGAATAGACAACAGAAATTTGTTCTTTGTTTATGATTTGTTGTAATCCTTTATCCGTAACCGTTCCACCGTTTAAAAGTCCTAAACCTTGTAAACCTAAAATTATTTTTGAAACATCAATAGGTTTCATATTTAAAGCCTTTATAATTGAATCGTAACTTTCACCATTCGATAACATTGAAAGGATTAAATTTTGATTGTCGTTAACTGTAAATTTATCTTTAAAAAAACCCTCGATTATTTCCTCATCTGTTTGATTTGAGAACTCGCTAGATTTTAAAATCTTAACATCACTTTTTGAACGTCCACAACTTGTAAATAATTCTATAATTTGGTTTTCGTTATCTTCTGCTGAAAATGTAGCCGTTGCCTTTGGTATTGCATCACCCCCCTCAATTGGTGCAAGTTTCGCTAAGGCTCTAATCTCGTTACTAGTCAATGATGAAAGTACTTTATTAGCTACCAATGGACTCATTGAATTTAACGCCTTACTTACTGCATTGGTTTCATCTATTTGGTTTTCAATTTGTAGCTTATATTCGTTAAAAGATATTTCTCCAGTCATTCCGTTAAGTTCAGATAATACATAATTTAAAGAATCAGATATATTTTTCTGTCTTTTAGCGATGTATGTCTGTGAAAATATGTTAAAATCCTTTTCTAAGTCAGCAGAGAATAAGCTAGAATCTTGAATATAACCAAACATCTTTGGATTAATTACCGAATGTGATATAAATATCTTTTTAGAAAGCCCTACTTCAGTAGATTCGTAGCGTTTATCTAAGTCGTTACCGTTTAATTGTAGTGTTGTTGGCTCTCTATCTTTACCATCTGAAAAAGTAACAGATACACCGCCTTGTTTACGCTTGTCAGTAGCGTTTAATTTTAAATCATCGACTATTTTATCAGCTTGTTCTTCACTTTCAGGCACTCCATTATTCAACGAAACCAATGTACCGCCTTTATAACCGTTTACAACCTCCGATAATCTAAAGAAATTGATTTCAATATCTGTTAAAATAGCATCAATACCACCTGAATATAATGGAATAGGGTAATGGCCAGCAGTAAGTTTTTTAGTTTCTAGTTGATATTGACGAGATTTAGAACGTACAAACAAAACACACTCTTTCGTTTCACTCGTTCTGTTGAAAAAAGATGTATAAGTTTTAAACTTTGTCTTTTCATTCTGTTTAGACGTTGACCAATTTTCAGAATAATAAAATAATGTTCCGTTTTTATTAGGTCGCATTAACTCAAAATCTAAATGTTCTAATTGCCACTTTTGATTAAGTGAATCGTAAACACATTTTATATAATAACCATTTACAACTTCCTGATCCAAAGAATACATTTCAACAAGTTCATCTAAGGTATATTTAGAACGTCCGTTTTTGTTTATTTCTTCCCAATTTTCAGAACCTTCATACTTTAAACCAGCACCCGAAATAAAAGTATTTTTAGAGTTGATTATTCCACCGTGAATAGGAGAATTAACGTATAACGACCATAAAAACTGAGGGTAAAGATTATCTAAACCCCATTTTACCCAACCTTCTTTTGCTACGGTTTCAACTGGGTCAATAATAGCAACTTCCCTAAATGAATTGTACGATCTAACTAACTGTTTCTCCGCCATAAATATTTGCTGTTAATGTAGGACTAAACGAATTTAGAACTACTGTTACACTGTCAACCACTCTAACTTTACCGATTTCACATTGAATACCTAAAGTATAATTTAACGATCCACCGTCAGGCATTTGATAAACTTGATACATATAATCACCTAACTTTGTAAATGTTGCATCTATGCCTTCTAATAAATGAAATTGATTATATCTTGCAGTACTTGCATTTAAATCTGTTAGGTAGCATAAAATCTCTTGTTTACCTTGATCTTTTGTAAATCTAAACAACCAATTAATAGCAAGCGTTTCATCTTCTAACTCCGACAATGTCAAAGCTATAATATTTAAACTATTTTTTGTTATTAAAATTGTCATACTTCAAAGATACAAAAAAAACCTTATCAAGAATTAATCTTAATAAGGTTTTAATAATTTATTTTATTTAAATTAAGAAACTGGATCTAAAAGAGCAGTAATTAATGAACCGCTAATTTTGTTCGGTCTGTTTTTTTCTTTACCTGATAAAGTTAAAACATTTCCATTAGCATCCTCATAAGCTTGACCTGTATCTCTAACACCTGATACACTTGCTCCATTAGTTTCAAAGAAAACCTCAAAAGTTCCATCATTTAATTCAACTGCGAAAGTTGTTCGTGAAATTTCTAAAGCTTCTAAGTTAATAATGTCTGTAGCAGTATTACCACTTAATGTCATTGTTCCAGTTTGCTCATAAGCAACTGATTGATTTTTTCTATCACCTATCTTTGTAGAAGTAAACTTCGACGTTTCCATCTCTACAAAAAAAGCGTGAATATATTTACCACTTGTCAAAGCTAATGCAGAAATAGTTCCGTTTGCTTTTGTTATTGTGGCGTCTGCAGTGTTCCAAGCGTAGATGGTTTTGATACCACCTACACTGTCACATACTGCGTTCTTTCCCTCTAGGATTTCACACATAGTAATTTATATTAAGAGTTTAACAATTGTAATCTTACGAAGTATTGCCCCCATACAATTTGAGTCCCTAATCTGAAAGATGCTTCAGCTTTCAATTTGTCATTGTAAGAATCATACTTAACCTCAAAATTCATATCATCTAAAGAATCAACTCCTAAGAATGTTAAATCCATAGGCATCGCATAAACTTCTGATTTACCGTCTAATTCAGGTAAAGTTACAACTTCAACGTTTGTATCAGGTAAAATAAAAGATACACTAGATTTAGTATTAGTAACAACTACGTGGTCATATTGATTTGCGGTGTTCCAAGCCGTAATACATTTTCTCGCTTCTGTTCTACCCGTGTAAATTTTGATAGTCATTTCGTTATCAAACAATTCTGTAGGGATTTTATCGTGTACACCTAAGAATTGAGAGTATGCGTTTGTAGTTGTCATTGTTGCATCAGGTGCATCGAATGTTAATACGTCTGCATTGTTTACAAGGATTTGACGTAAACCATTCATCAATACTAATTCAGCATCTAAAGATGTAGTGTCTCCTGAAACTACTAATAATTGAGCTTTACGTTGTAAAAGTTTACCTAAGTATGCACCTAGAATAGTTTCTAAATCAGATGGCAATTGACCATCTTGCATTTTTAAACCTAACTTGTTTAAAATTTGCGTCATTTTACCATTTAAATCTTCGTTACAGAACTCAATACCCATGTACAAAGGTACAGTTGTAAGGTTAGCTTTTGTGAAGATTACAGATCCATCAGGTGAAGGAGTACAAGCAACTTTAGCTTGAAGTGTAACATCAGCATTTAACAAAGCAATTTCTTTTGTTCCTTTAACATCTGACTCTAAAGTCAAAGAATTAAGAAATTCAGAGTTATTAATCAAGTCAGTTATAACAACTGGCATTGTATTATCAGTCCATGCTGGTAATCCTGATACGTCGTAATCAAACTTTTCTTTAAGGGCTTTACCCAATTTTCCAATCTTTTGCATAATATTTAGTTTTTGATATTTTTTAAAATTTCGTTCGCTGTCATTTTGACAACTTCTTTAGCTCCAGTTTTAGCTTCACTTTGAAACTTACTTTCTTTCACTTCTTTGATTCTTTTAATTTCAGTTGTTAATTCTTCAATCTTAGCAAATGTTACCTCTAAAGTTTTTTTCATTACTTCAGCAACTTCTGATAGAATTTCTCCTTTAAGTTCTGATTTCATTTCAGCATCTTCTACAACAACATCCTCAACTGTAGTAACCAATCCACTTTCATTAACTGAAATTAGAATAGTTTTACCATCGATTTCACATTGATAATCTTCTGGTGGTGCTGGCAACTTCTCGCCATTTTCATCAATTACGAAGATAGGCGAATCAATTGCTAGTTCACCCTCATAAGTCAGCACCGTGCCGTCTATAGATGTGACCTCCGCAAATGATGTAACTGTTTCTTCTGTAACTGGCACGTCTTCAAACTTGTCTCTCCCAAAGATCAAATTGAAAAGTGACTTTCCACTTACTTCTTTTTTGTTCATCTTTTGTTTATTATTTGTTTTTATTTGTACTTGCATTCTGTCAAATATTCCTTCTACAGAGAACCCTTGAAATTTACCGCTTTTAACCTCGTTCCATAATTGGTCATTCTCTACTTTGTAAGATGCTATCCATGTACCATCTTGTAGATTTTGTTTAGCGAACTCAATAGGAGCATTAATTCCACGTTTAGAATCAATTAAGAAACTTTCAAACATTGTAGCACCGTTAACTCTATCATGTTCATTGTGCATCTTATTAACGTTGTTTCCAAAACTATTCTTAAAGAATTTTAAAACGATTTGTTTAATGGTTGGTACATCAAAAAATACTTGATGCTCTCCAATATCGGGACTGTTACGATAAATTAAAGTATTTGCACTCATCATTACACCAGTTACAATCCTTTGTTCTTCTTTGAATTGATAAGGTAGTGATCTATCAAAAGCAATAAACGCTTTTAAATGTGCTGGAGTGTCAACAAAGGCATTGTAATCAACACCTGTTTCATCATTATCGTTAATTGTAAGCTTATAAATTGGTAACATAATATAAAGTTATAAATTAATATTCAATTATTTGTGTTTTATTTAGATTAATTCTAAATAAGGATTTGTTTAACCTCCGAAAGTTGACAATACATTGGCTTGTGTACTTGCATCCATTACAGCTTTTATCTCTGAATCTACAACCGTAACTTTTAATCCAGTAGCATTATTCATTAATCCAACACCTGACACTTGACTTGTACCACCTACTTGTGATCCGTTACTTTGTGGGGATTCACTACCACCACCACTTGGTGGTGTTGGAGCATTAATCGAACTACCTCCA